TCGTCATTTACAGAGTCTCCTGAGTGGGTGAGTTAGGACCGAGCCGCCTGACGGCGAGACTCGTAGATTTTGGCGGAATTGATCCGCACCACCACATCCTCCCCATCGGGCGGATTGGGATTCGAAAAGCCGGGCGTCCCGGTGGCTGCCATGGCGGCGCGCAGCGGGGTGGCGCCCGAGGTTTCCTTGCCCGACTTGCCGAGCAGGGCTACTGCGGCATCGACGCTCATGTCGGTTTCCAGCGCCAGGTGATGCGCGAGACTGCCGCGCTCCTTGGCTTCCTCGCAACCGAGGATCTGCTGGATGCGCGCGCGATCGGCCGCTACGGCGTCCTTGGATCCCTGCGTCTTGCCATCCTCGCGGGCTGCTGCGAGCTGTTGTTCGGTGGCGGATTGATCTTTCACCGCCGCGGCGTTCGGCTTGTCAATGCTCATGGTGGTACTCTCCTGCTGGTTGGCCGCGGCTGCGGCATCAAAAATATCGTCGGTGGTCACATCTTCCTGATCCTGGCCGTCTTCGCCGGTATCCCGGTGTCGAGTCATTTTGTCCATCATCTGTGCCAGCACGTCGCGCGGGGCGGCAATGCGATCCGCCAGACCGGCGGCTATGGCGTCGGCGGCGTAGAACGTAGCGGCCTCGGTGCTGCGGAACAGGTCGGCGTTGGCATCCCGGTTGCGCGCCACTTTGGCCAGGAATAATTCATACAGGCCGTCCACTTCGGTCTGTAGTTTTTTGCGATCGGCAGCGGACAGGGCCTTGAACGGCGTGCCCAGCACTTTTTCCGTGCCCGCATAGATATGGGTCACCGCAACACCCTGCTGCTCGGCGCGCTTGCTCATATCGAAATGGGTCAGGACCACGCCGATGGAACCGGCCATGCCGGCTTGGGTGAGTACGACCTCATGCGCTGCCGACGCGATCGCGTAGGCGGCGGAACAGGCGGCATCTGAGACCAGCGCGGTGATCGGCATCGCGTCCCGCATCTGGTAGATTTGATCGACCAGGTCGAAGCAGCCGGCCACTTCGCCGCCATAGCTGTGGATATTCAGCAACAACGCCTTGACGTCCTGGTCATGGGCGATCATATCCAGCTGGCGGCTGAGCCCGTCATAGCTGACCATGCCGGAATAACTGCCCAGCCAGGCGCCCTTGTGTACCAGGGTGCCGGAGATTTCCAGCACCGCGACCCCGCCGCGCAGGTGGTAGCGCCCTTCGGCGCGGTCTTCATCGGTGAAACCGGGATGAAATGCAGCCGGCTTGGGGGCCATGACGCCGGCATCGAACGGTGCCTCAACCGAAATGTCCAGGCGGTCGCCGATGGCATGCAGGATGGCCTGCAGTTTGTTCGGCTCGATCAGCAGCGGCGTGTTGAAAATCCGCGAGGCAATGTGGATCATTTGATGCTGGCTGGCGGGGAACTCGATCGATGTTTGCAGCGGCTCACCAGCGCCAATTGCACCGCCAGAACCGCCAGCACCGCCGGTCGTAATGTAATGGTTTTCAAATGGCATTGGGATCTCCCATTTCCGCCGGCTGGGCCACCGATGTGGGGCCCACCAGATCGGCATAATTGAGCTCCAGCTCGGCCATGCGATTTTTTTCCTCGGCGCGCTGCTCGAGCAGCTCTTCCCAGTCCTCGCCCCGTTCCGCTGCTTCTTTTTCCAGCGTCGTCAGGTGCATCTGGTATTCGACCTTGGTGGCATTCGCTTCTTTCAGTGGGTCGATGTGGCCGCGGCCTGGGCCAATCCAGTCACAGCGGGTCCAGGCGGTTTTGGCTTGGTAGAAATTCGGCGCGCCTGCAGGTACTTCCACTTCCCCCAGATCGATCGCCTCTTCCAGCCACAGCGTGTACACCAGCCGGGCGAAGCGGCCGGCAATGTGATGGCGGCGGTTTTTGAAGAAGCGCCAGGATTCCAGCATTGCAGCCCGAGCAGAGCTGTAGTTGGATTTCGAATAATCCCGCGAAAATTGTTCGTAGGACATATTCAGCCCGCCGGCCAGATGCCGCAGCGAGGCCTCTTCGAATTGCGCAAACTCAGCTTTGGGATGCTGTGGTGTATTGAGCGTGAGCTTCTCGCCCGGATACAGGTGCGGGATTTTCACGCCGTTGTAACGTACATGCGAGCCCTGGTGCCAGTCGGCCCGGTTGCTCATATAGGTCAACACCGGGTCATCCGTGGCGGCGCCGATGGCACTGCCCACGCTGGCCCAGTCCATGCCGGACTCAATGGTCGCGGCATACATCGCATTGAGGATCGCGGCCTGCAATGTCGCCTGCTCGAAGCGCTCAAGCATCTTCATCTTGGCCAGAACCGGCACCAAGCCGCCCTTGCCGCGCGTCTGCCCCGGCCGTTCCTGGTCGAAAATATGGATGACTTGCAGCCGGCCCCACGGGGTTTCCCGGCTGATATGCCGCCAGCGCACGGGATCGCGGTTGAAAAACGGATCATTAGCCCAGCCACTGGCCAGCCAGTAGCCGACAGCGGCACTGTGGCGGTCCAATTCAACGCCGCGCCGGCGCAGACTGGTGTCGCCCTGATAATCAGGATTGGACAATAATTCCGGATCGACCATCTGCATGGCGGTGGCGTAGGCGGTCGGCCGCTGCGGCAGCCATTCCGCCAGCGCCAAAATTTCCCCCGTGTTCATGAACGCCCGGTAGCCCTGGGTAATCATGCCGGTCAGCGACAACCGGCGGCCGGCGTCGCAGTAGCGGTCGATATCGTCCGCCCACTGACGGAACTTGCTCTCGACGGAGCGTGTCCATTCGCGCGCCCAGGCCAGATCCAGACCCAGCGCCCGCCAGTCCGGCTTGGCCACCAGACGCAGCTTGGGGCCGACAATGTTATCGAGATGCGTTTGGACGGCGCCGCTGGTCAGGCCGTGATTGCGGATCATGTCGCGGGTGCGCGAGACCAGCGTTTCCCACTCGCCCAGCAGATCCCCGTCAGCCGACTGATTGGGCGGCTGCCAGCTTTGCATCTCCTCGGACATCAGGCTCGCGCCAGCATGCGCCGTATCCATGCGCAACGGCCGGCCGGCAACATCGACCAGCTGGGGCGCCAGGTTGTTCATCACCAGGCTACCTCAAACGGCCGCCGGCTGGTGGTGGTGACGCCCTGCTCAATCTCCAGTTCGCGTTCCAGTTCGCGGATGTAAGTGCGCAGATCCTGAATGTTGGCGCTGGTATATTCCACGGAACGACCCTCATAGCGGATCGACACCCGCTTGGTGCCGGTCAACAGCGTGTGCAGCGCGGTACGCGCCTCATCCAGTTTTTGTGTGGTGGTCAGTGCCATGGTTCACCCGTTCATGCGCGATGCTAATTCGCCGATGCGTGATTGCTGCTGTGCCGGCGGTTTGTTGCTGACCTGGTCGGTCAGCTCCCGGGCCCACTTCGGCGGCCGCGACCAGTTGATTTTCTCCGCGCCCAGCACGACACAGCCGGCGCGGGCATAGACGTGCAGGTCAAACGCTTCGTTCGGCGCTCCTTTCTGCCGCACCCACCCTTTGTCGCCGCGTGATTCGGCGGTGAGCTCTTCAAACACCTGCACATCGAGCCATTTGGGCAGGTGCATATAGCCCGGGCCCGGCACGTCGCGCGCCAGGTCTCCGGCGCAGGCATCCTTGAGCACGTTGGTATTGATCAGCAGCACCGGCACATCGCCGCGGGCATTGGCGGCCCGGGCTTTGCGGCCGCGTACGTCCGGCCAGGTCTCCTGCACCCGCGGGGCATTGATGCGGCCGTCGCCCTTGACCAGGCGAAAGCGGCCGGACAGTCCCCGCCGGTGAAACTTGCGCCAGGCGTCGTAGGCTCGTTCGGTCACACCAGCCTTGCCGCCGGAGTCGCACACGGTAAAAACCGGTCGGATTTCACCGTCCACGCCGTCGATCTTGTAGGCCTTCTCGATCACCTCATCGATCAGGACATCCCAGTCCTCAACATAAGCGGCCGGGTCGATGGCGGCAAACCGGTCACCCTCTGGCCGGTGGCTGGCGCTGATGTCGTAGCGGGCGACCAGCCAGCCCTCAAGACCGACACCAAAGCCAAATACCTGCACCACAAACCGATGGGCCTGCACGTCGACGCCGGCGATGAGGAATCGCACCCCGGTCGGGACTGTGCCCTGCGGCCAGTCCTCTGCCTCTGCACGTTTCATCAGTTCGTCCGCGCTGCGGCGCTTGGCGATGGCGCGCGGCAGATAGGGCGCACCCAGGTCGGTGCTGGTGGTGGCCCGCAGTTCGTCCTCGGTTCCCGTCTGCACATAGGCCTGCACCGCCTGCAGATATTTGAGCAGCACCGAATCCCAGCGCTGGTAAACAGCCGCGGGGCCTCCCAGCCAGTAACTGGCAATCTGGCTACGGCGCCGTTGTCCGTAAATACGGCCCAGGCGGTCAATGGTCTGGCCGTCATGTACCCAGTGGCCGGCGGCGTTCATCGCCGCCCGGTTTTCCATGTCGTGCAACGCGCCACAATCCGGGCAAACTACATGCGCCAGTTGTGCGGCCAGCGACATCAGGTCGCTGGTGAGCACCATCTTTTCCAGTTCGTCGAACGCGGGCACGGGAAAATTCACCAGCCCTGGCGCGGCCTGGAAATAAAAGTCGCAGTGCTGACAGGGCCAATACCAGCGCGCCCGGGTGCCGCGGTTGTACAGCGACAGGATCCCGCGTGCCGGCGGCGCCTCGTGTTTGGTGCGCGCCTTCCAGTGCGGGTCGCGGAAGTCCTCGCCGGGCGATGATTCGGCCACACACTTGCCGCGGCTCATATAGGTCTGGATGCGTTTGAACCCCAGATCCCAATACGGGCCCTCGCCGTCCACGTTGTCCCGATTGGCCGGCCGATCATAATCCGTCAACATGACGTACTTGAGCGTTTTGGCCGACAGCTGACTGACCGCCGGCCAGCCGATTTTCAGCATCATGCCGGAGCGAAAGAACTTGTCGTAGGTGTTATCGTCCTTGGCCCTTGGGCTCAGTCGGCTGTGTAACTCCGGGCTGTGCCGCAATGCCCGATCGAGATCCGTGCGGCTGAAATCCCGCGCGGCATCCTGAGTCATATGGCTGACCAGCATGTCGCCCGGGGCGCAGGTCACCACGTAGGTGATGCCACCGAGGACCAGGCTCATCGTTTTGCTGGACCGGGCTGGCCCGACGAGCACAATGCCCTGATATTCGCGCTCGCCGAGGCGGTCCAGCGGCTCGATCATCATCGGCGCCAACTCGGCGGACCATGGTCCGTTTTCGTTGCGCAGATAAAGGGCCGCGGCTTCACTGGGCCGGAGGCGGCGCGGCGGTCGGATCAGTTCAGCAACCGATCGGCGGACCTCAGCCGCACTCGTCAGCGGCGCTACCAGCATCGTCGTCCTCCGCCGCCAACCGCAAATACAATTCCTCGCGCGACCGGTCGAGTGCTGCTTCAACCCGCAGCAGAGTTGCTGGGGATAATGCGCAATCGCGTTCCAGGGTATCGAGCAAAACGTCGTAAAATTCCGCCACAGTTTTCAACATCGCCGCCATTTCCTGCTCGGTCTCGATGCGCGTGATCAACTCCCGGCGTTCGACCTGCAGCTTCAGCTTTTCGTGCTCGCCCTGGTAATAAGCTTTGCGCTTGTAGGGATCGAGTAGGTCCGGATCCACATTCGATCCGCCACCGAGCAGTGTCGGCAGCGCGTTCTTCAGGCGGTACACCGGGTATCCGCCTCTTTTTCCGCTCGGCTGCACATCCGCGTCGATCAAACGTTTGCGCACCGTATCGCGTGTCTGACCCAGCTCTGCCGCCAACGTGCTGATTGAGAGGTTGCAGCCGGTTGCGATGTTGGTGACGGCATTGCTCATGATGTAAAGTGCTGCTGACCCATAGAGGGTCGAAAAAGTGTCGAAAAACGAGCTCGCCAGCGTTCGTGTGCAGGGCAGTGGGCTGGGAAGGACCCAATTATTAAATTTGTATCAAATCCGGCGGCAATGGAGTAGCCGCCGGACCCGGCCGGCAGCGCACCGGCCTGGCCCCGGAGTGTGGGAGCCATTGGGTTTACGGTTCACTCAGCCTGCGTGCCCTGAATCCTGGCGATCTCGCCCAATCGGCCATTGCATTGCTGTGTGCGTGTCTGGCAGGCCTGCAGTGTGGTGCGCAGTATGATCGTGTCGACCAGCCCGTCCGGGACATACTCGACGACAACGGGTGCGGTCATGCTCTCGCGGATCGGCACGAATACCAGCTTGGTTAGCTTGAGAATCTCGTATTCAGTGATGATCTGCGGCGGCTGGGCGGCGCACGCCGGCAACAAAAGCATCAGGCAGAGGGTCATCCAGAGTGCGGCACGTGGTATCGGTCCCGCGCATTGCTTGGGCATCACGGTGAAACCTCTCTATATCAGTGTCTGAATTACGATTTATTGTGTTGACGTTGGCTTCTGCTGCGTCCAGATCGGCCTTTACCCTGCCAATCTCGCTGGTGTTCGAGTCGTTGGTGGCCTCACAATCCTTGATAGCCGTTTGGTTCTTTTCCAGCGCTCCTTTCAGCGTCGTGACAGCAATGTCCCAACCCCTAGCCTGTGCTTTCAGGATTCGCACATCGGCCTTAGCTTTTTCAGCGCCATGGACATACAGCACCAGGCCGCCGATCAACGCAACGACAACTCCGATACCGATCCATAGGCGATAGGCTTTCCACGCTGTCAGCAGCCAGGCCATCAATCCACCCGCCACAGATACAGCAGCGCATTAATCAGCAGCGCAAGCGCAAAAATGAGCAGCAGATCGCGCATCAATCGGTTGCCGAGAACAGCAACGCACTGAAATCAAATATCTCAGCGAACAGCGGATCATCAACCGGCAACTCAGGGCCAAATCGATTTACCGCCAACAGCCAACCCTCGCCATCGCGTACCATCGTGTACGTCCCTACCGCAATCTCCTCACCCACAACAGGATCACTGCCAGGGGCACCATTTGTGGCAAACAAAATTCCACTCACCACATTGCCTACAATATCGTTGACGCCCAGGAACCAGCGCTGACCTATCGGCTGGCAATCATCAGGCAATACCGGCGGTTCAGGTGATGGAATGGGAGGAATCGGCAAACCGCAAATCTCTGCGCCATACGTAAACAAAAACGTTACCACTGTGTCGCCGTTGCGCTGCAACAGGATGCCCTCGCCGTTGCGGTCTGGATTGTGATAGATGCCACTGTCACCAGCCCAGGCCGGCAGCGAGAAAATCAGCAGGAAAATTGTCATCAGATATTTCATGTTTTGTCCTCTTTGCCTCGTGTCCATTGATAAAATCCTATGACAGTGGTCAACAGGCCGATGATGCCCAGGAATTTTGCATCTGTGTACCAGTCGGGGTGCAGCGCCGCGATTGTGATCAGGATCATCGCCCACGCGATGAGCGCGCGGCGCACAGCTTTGTGCTCTTTGATCGCGGATCCACAAGCTGCGAGAAATTTCATGTCCACGTACCGTTTAGCATCGCGTAATACAGCCGTATCCCACGCTGGCCCACCTGGCTGTACCATTGCGAATCTTTCATCTGCGCGGCCATCTCCTCATAGTCCAGGGATCCCGCTGCTGACAGGAGTTGGGTAAATCCCGCCAGGCGAGTACGGCCCAAGTTGTAGGCCATGTGCGCCAGCACCTCCTGGCGCACATGATCGAGCTCATCAAATCGCGCAAACAACGCCTGCGCATCCAGGCAGGCCGTGAACAGGTCCTGCCGCAGAATCTGCCGCGCTACCGACTCGGGGATTGCAGGATCGTTAAGCGTCACCGGCACATCGAGTATCCGTGTCGTGCCGTAGCCGATAGTGGCCACGCCTACGGTGTCGATGTACGGCATAGCCCGGTAGCCCTCGTCCAGGCAGATGCGCGATTCCAGGCGGGCAAAATTCATATCCGCCGCACGTCCCTGTGCGCTCTGCCGGTACTGGTACCGATCAGTAGTCTATGCATCCGTGCTAAACGGCGGCAGCAGCTGTTATGACAGCTGACATAATTCATTTCACCACCCCCGCAATTGGTCGCAGCCTGGCCGACGGTTGATGAGGCATTGCTTGTATTCCTCTGCGCGCCGCACTTGCCTGGTTAGTCGGTCGCGTTCCCTGACCCAGTCCACCGTTTGCTGAGGATTGGCCAGGTGTGCGTCCAGCTGGCGCTGAAAATCGTTGACTGTCGTGATCGCGATCTGCACCTGTATCGCGTCAATAGAGTCAACGATGCGATCCAATTTCGCATTGTTGGCAGTCTGCGCGACCTGCGAGGATACAAAATCCTG